GGAGCGTTGAGACAGATGGTTTAGAAAGCATTGTGACTCGAGCACCCACACACGAACCATATCCTTACCACAACAAAGGTGTGGATATTGAAATTCCATTAGAAGCAGGACAGCCGCCGCCTAACCCTGGTGCTGTACCAGTGCCTGCTGGATTTGAGTTGGCAAGAAAAGCATGAGCACATTTAATTTTGATTTTAATGGGCAAAAGTTTGAAATCAAAGCCCCTACCGGTGCCACATTTGAACAAGCCAAAGCAGTGTTTGATCAACAAACAGCCAGCGGCGGCCTCACAGGATTTAGAGTTGGCGATGTATTAAGTCCAGCTACTCAAGCCGCAGCTGGCCTGGCTGCTGCTCAAAGTCAAGTAACACAAGGCCTAGCATCATTGACCGGCAATCTACCTACTGGCACAAATCTAAGCAGTCTCACAGCCAGCATAGGAACACTTGGGCAAGGTGCAGGCACACAAGTGGCCAGCGCATTAAAAGGCGGTGCCGCCGCGTTCAATTCATTAACTACCGGTGCTGGCGCCGCTACGACTGCCATCAGTTCAACACTGTCAGGAGCTGGCACTGGGTTTTCATTACCTTCAGCATCGGCTATTACTGGTGCTCTAACTGGCGCAGCCGCGCAAGTAGGTAGTGTGGCCAGCACAGCAGTTGGCACAATATCTAGATTAATTAAAGGAACTCCCACTAATGGTATCAACGTAGCAGACTTTGCCAAACAAGGTCCAGCATTGAGTGGTATTGGCAACATGAGTTTGCCTGATGTAACTGGTGCTCTAGCACAGGCCAGCAAGTTGGTGGGACAAGGTGCTGGCACAATCAGCAATACACTAGGTGTAGGAAAGTTTGGGTTTGATGCCAACCAACTTGAGCGTGCTGGGTTAGTCAAGCCAGGTACCGCAGCATCATTTCTGGCGCAAGGCGAGAGTGACCTCACTAATGTGTTAAAGAGCCCCACAGTGTGGACTGGCAAAGATGGAGTAAAAGGCCTCGATGGGTTGTTAAGCAATAGTGGGTTGCAAGATAAAGTACAACAGGGATTGATGAAAACAGGACTCAATGATTTAAAATCAATTGGCATACCTACGGACAAATTGACTCCGCAAGCACTTAGTGGCCTAGCCACCAATGCTGCCAAGAGTGTGTCAGATACTGCTAACTGGGCAAAGAATACACCAGGATTACCTGCAGACATCAAAGCCAAATTTGATACCACGGCTGTAAATGGTGCATTTGCTGTGAATTTAACACAGGCCAAAGTGGATGAACCAGTGTTGCAAGAAACCAAACCAGTAGCTGCTGACAATACTGTTAACAGTGCAACAGTTGATGCCGCAGCCAGACGGGTTACAGGTGATGAACGAGTGCCTCAAATTAGCGGCAATAACTCCGTCAGTGCTGTTGCTGTCTTTGCATTTGCAGACTTTATAAAGTCTCTAAGTATTTCATTCTCTGCATTGAAAACAAAAATTAATTTAATCAACCAAGAGTATCAAACTATTACTCAAGAGCAATGGAATCTTCTAAACAGCGAAGCTATTACACTGCGAGCTACAGTTAGAGCAAGGCTGACCGATCTCAATAGTGCTGCTCTTAAAGAACTAGATGCTATAGAGAATCTTAATCTAGGCACTTACACTCGAAACAATATTATCAACACATACAATTTTACATTAGACGACGCAAAATCAATGACTGCTCTCAGTGAAGAAATTAGACAATTACTTAAAGAGTTAGCTTTCAAAATTTCAGTTAGGGCAACTAGCAATAACTACAATAGTGCTGGTTAATTTTAAATAAATATTGTCATGACTACCTTTGTTGGCTTTAACACACAGAATCAATACAAAAAATTCACACTAGTGGACTTTGAATTGGTCAAGCGCGACCTCTTAAACGCTTTTAACATCCGCCAAGGACAACTGCCAGGCCGGCCTGCATATGGTACAATACTGTGGAATTATCTATTTGAAAATCAAGTTGACTCAGTTCAACAGGGAATTATCAATGAAGTTCAACGAGTAGCCGGAGGCGATCCTAGAGTGTTCATCAGCAATATCAACGTGTATCCTCAAGAAAACGGCATGTTGATTGAGTTAGAACTACAAACTGTAGGCGGTGTGGACGCTGAAATACTAAGTGTGTTCTTTAACCAAACCACTCGTTCGGCCAGCTACGTATAACTACGCCGTTTTTTATCTACATAAATAACAGATAAAGAATACAAGGCCCAGACGCAATGGCAAAAACCACTAGACAAACAGCGATATTTGGTGTAGAAGACTGGAAACAGATCTATCAAACCTACCGCGAAGCAGACTTCCAAAGTTATGACTTTGAAACTCTACGCAAGAGTTTTACTGACTATCTGCGTTTGTACTATCCAGAAACGTTCAATGACTACATTGAATCATCAGAATACATTGCTTTACTAGATGTTATTGCGTTTATGGGACAGGCATTGGCATTCCGCACTGACCTAAACACTAGAGAAAATTATTTAGACACAGCAGAACGTAGAGATTCAGTCACACGCTTGGCCAATCTTGTAAGTTACACCGCCAAACGCAACACAGCCGCCCAGGGTTTGCTCAAAGCATTCTCAGTGACCACAACAGAAAATGTTGTGGATTACAACGGAGTTAATCTGGCCAACGTCACAATCAACTGGGCCGATCCCACAAACTTTGACTGGCTAGAACAATGGAATGCTATTATAAATTCATCTTTGGTCAGCAGTCAAAAGATTGGCAGACCTGCAAGCCGCCAAACTATTTTAGGTGTTGATACCAGTGAATATGGTATCAATCTGGTGCCAGGCTTTTTGCCAGTAATTCCTTATACTGCCACAGTAGACGGTGTAAACATGCCGTTTGAAGCCACAACATCAACTACAGCTGGTAGAGATTATATCTACGAACCCAGTCCAACTCCTGATTCTACATTTAATGTTTTGTATCGTAATGATCAGCTGGGATATCAGTCAGCCAACAACGGATTCTTCTTTTTCTTCAAGCAAGGTACATTGCAAAATCAAGATTTTAACTTGGCCGAACGCATTGCCAATCGCACAGTAAACATCAACATTGAAGGTGTGAATAACGAAGACCGTTGGTTGTTCCAGTTAGACAATCTAGGCAACATCAACAAAGAGTGGACTTACACTGACAACATTTATTCATCAGCGGCTGAACAAACTGCAACACTAAGACCAATTTTTTCTACTACCAGCAGAACCAATGACCAAATTACCATGGTGTTTGGTGATGGAGTGTTTTCAGAAATTCCAGTGGGAATCTTCCGTGCGTATGTTCGTGCAAGCAATGGACTGCAATACATTATCAATCCTGCTGAAATGCAAAACGTGGTATTGCCAATCAGTTATATTGACCGCAATGGCAACATTCAGACCATGACATTTACATGTGGCATCACACAACCAGTGAGCAACGCACAAAGTCGCGAAAGTATTGCTGCTATCAAGCAACGTGCTCCAGCAAGATACTACACACAAAATCGCATGGTCAACGGCGAAGACTACAATCTGTTTCCGTTTACTCTTTACAATTCTATTATCAAATCAAAAGCAGTAAACCGTGCCTCAATTGGTACCAGTCGATATCTTGACCTTGTGGACAACACAGGAAAATATTCATCTACAAACACATTTTCTAGTGATGGTGCCATGTGGGAAAATAATATTTTGCCTGCTACATTATTTGCCTGGACTAACCGCAACGAAATTGCTGAACTTATTACCAATCAGGTACAGCCTGCTATTGCCGACGCTACATTCAAGCAATTTTATTACGCAAATTTTCCAAGAATAACCGTGAACACTGGCACCACTGCATTCAGCAGCTGGCACCAAAGCACAACACTAGCCAATGAAACTACAGGGTATTTTCAAAATGCATTAGGTGCACCAGTTATGGTTGGAACTTCTAGCAGTACTGCATTCAAATATGTAGTGCAAAAAAGTTTGATTAAATTTGTTCCACCAGTGATCAACGGACAACCTTATTACTTTGATGCAAACAATAGATTGAAACCTGGCCTTCCAACTAGACCTGAAGATCATCTAGAAATTTGGGCTAGTCCACTTGCAGTGGTTGGTGACGGTAGTAACAACGGCGTTGGCAATTTGACTAATGGTCAAGGGCCAGTGGCACTTAATAATTTTGTACCTACTGGAGCAATTGTAGACAGTATTATTCCTGTGTTCCTCACGGACCTAAGCACCACGATTCGTGAAGAAATAACACAACAAATTTTGTTGTATAGAAATTTTGGTCTTGGTTACGACAACGACGGAACTGTTACAGGTACTGCTGGCACATGGTATGTTATTACCAGTACCAACTTAGATGCTGATGCTGCTTGGAGTCAGACTTATGCAGGCAACACATCAGGACAAAACTTAGACGCCAGCTGGATGGTGCAGTTTGTAGCAGTTGACAACAAGTACACAATCACATTCCGAGGCCTTGCTTATTACTTTGGATCTGTTATTCAAACAAGATTTTTCTTTTACGGCAATCAA